CGGGTGTCACCCGCGTTCGTGATGGTAATCCCAATTCTCAGGGGAGGTCTCGTAAGCTACGTGCGAGAAACCGAACGTTTACGTTCGTTAACACCAAGGAGCTTCGCTCCAGGTAGAGAAATAGTTCTTGACAGCGGATTCACGTGGGGTCGTTATCCCTGCGTCTCCCGAAAGGGAGGAAGGTAACAACGTTTCCGCTGCACGAGAAAGTTTAAGTCTGTGGAGATCTTATCACAGATAGTCCGTCCGTGTAAACGGCGGCTCCCAGATGAACGGAGTCAGGAGTACCGGTTTGGAACCGGGGGCTAATCCCCCTACCGGAGCAATTCCAAAAGGACGGTCCACCCTAGTAGTTCTGGGATGTTGCTTGAAAAACAAAGAAATAATGATTTTCGGCACAACCAGAAACTTTCTTCGGAGAACTAAGGCTAGTCTTGCGATTAGTCAAAGTTTATTCCGAGTAGTTTCTATGTTGCCGCTTGGACCGAGGAAGAAGCGATATCTCTATGCCGCAGTACGCGAATACGTGGAATTCTTCAAATTCCAAACCCGCGTAGCTGGTTTACGTGAAGGCTCTGCTCGTTGTAAACGAGCTTTTACCGTAGGACTTCATGAAGCCCTAGGGCAAAACAAACCTTCTCGTTGCGTTCGAGGTTACCCCGAAGGGTTTCCGAGGAAACTCGGCAAGCTCGTAACTTGGTTACGAGGTCCTGCTGAGTGTAAGCGCGTCGCGCTTACAATTCTCTCTTCCTATCGCTTGATGGAAGCAGACCCAGAATGTTCTTTTGATAGTATCTTTCACCCTCCTGCTATGCAGTGGGATTGTGCGAAGCTACTACAGAAAGAAGTCGGTTTGATTAGGGGTCCCCGGTTTCACCGGAGGCTCCGTCATTTCGACCCTTCTGAAGAAATTATTCTGAGTAAAGGTCCTTACGGCTCTGAATGTAGCTTAGAATGCGGTCTAGCAGCTGGATCTCTTCTGTCGAAGACGAAAGAGCTCCGCGCTGTTTTAGACTTGTGGAAGGCTTCAGGTACCAGTTGGGTGAGCGGTCTTCGTTTTATAATGAATTCCGCTTGCTTCGACTGGGTGAAACTCTTCGCCGCGAGATTAGGGATCAAAGATCCTTCATCTTGCGTTCGCAGATTTAGCTTTTCAGACTGTGCCGTCGATGCCTGCAGCTTTATGAAACTTTATATTGGTGTGCAGTACCGTTTACCTTTCTTCTCGGAAAACTTCCCGTTACGGCGCGCATATGAGAAAGGGGAGCTTGAAAAGCACCTCGACAGTCTCCGCGACACCGTCCCGAGTGAAGAATTCACGAGATTTAAGTCCTGGCTTGACAAGCCAGGTACAGTACGTGACTATAGTAAAAACCGTCCAGACTTCACTTCAAAGGAACTCGACGAGGTCCTTAAGAAGGTAGCTGAGGCAGTTACTAGTCCACGGTTAGGGAAGTCCTTTCTCTCTAGGCTCACTTTTGTGCCTAAAGAGGGAGGAGGTTCCCGTCCCGTAACACCAACTAATATTTTCGTTCAGACTGCATTAACACCGATACATGATTTCTTTATGAATCTAACATCCCGACAGAGTGGAGATTGTACTTTCGACGAAAGTATTGTGTCTCCTATCCTTCAAGAGGTTACTCGGAAGGGCTGTCCTTCCTATTCATTTGATTGGTCGAATGCCACTGACTTTGTCAGTCTCACTCACCATCTTTACCCGATTGTTTTCGGGTGTTTAGGAAAGACGATTGCTGTCCGCTGGTATACTCTGATGAAATCAGAGATTGCCATGCCGTACGGTGGTAAGCCTTACCGAGATTCAGTAAGGTTCACACCTCTGACTCCTCTTCTGGAATTCCTGAAGGAACAGGACACCAAGGTCCCCAATAAAACGCGTTGGAATTTATTCCGTTACGCTAAAGGGGCTCCTATGGGCCTTCGTTCCCTCTGGCCTGTGTTCGCTACTTTCCACCATTGCTTTCGAGCTCTGGCGGATAGATTAGCAACTCAACGTCCCGGAAGGTATATCGACGTTCCAGATGACATCTTCGATGTCGGTCCTGGTATTTCGGTCCTTTTCGGTGATGTTGGTAAGGATGGTATGTTCAAACTTAAGAACGTGCCGTTATATGGTAAAACCCTTTCTGAAGATAGGCGCCTATGTCATAGGCGCCCGTCTCTCACGAAGGGGGACGATCAATGGTTGCAAGGGCGCTTGCGCTCTTACATCTATCTCGTCCTTTGCCATGTTAGCGGGTTTAAGATCTCGCTGTCAAAGAGTGTGGTCTACCGTGAAGGCTATCCATGCGCCGCAGAGTTCTCGAAGAGATACTTTGTTAGCGGTCATGAGATTACTCCCGTATCCGCGAAAGCGGTCCGGGAGTCTGTAGTGTCAAGGAACGCGCTTCATTTATATGAAGTGGTTTCTAGCATTATAGACTTTTATAGAGACTCCTCTGAGCATAAGAGATTAACTATCGCGAAGGCGGCTAGTCTTGCTTTTAGTCAGATTCTTGGGCCCTTACGGGCTTACGAATTTGGCGTCTGGGCGTCATGTCCGGTCCATAAGGGCCGGTACGATGATTTCTTGAGTAAGGTTGGATTAAATATCTTTCCTTGGCCTCCTACGTCCGAAACGCTACTCAGAAGTTTGTTGTCCAAATACCTCCGTGAACGCCTATCGCGTCCCCTCGGGGACGTTATTGGCTTACTTCGCGCGATTGATGCCGAAAAGTTCGGTGTCAGTCTACGTGATGACACGGTGGTTGTTCATCCTTATTCTCCTTTAGCCACCCACCTTGAAGATACTGAGGAATTTGTTCCTCAGGAGGTCAAGTCATTAGTTGGCTTGATCTCCAAGTTGGGTAAGTTCAGCGAGATTGATTTTCTCGTTGGAAGAACTCCTTATGCCCGTGTTCTCGAACAGATTACACGGCTTTCGGAGTCTCTTCGAAGATTAAGAGGGATGAAACGTCGAATGATCCGCTTTGATCTTTCGAGAGGACCTGTTCGCGAGCTTTTTGTTAAGCTTTCAGGGATCGTCCCAGTTTCTGCTTGTCGGGAAGAGGCTTTCGCCGTCTTCCTCAAGTGGACTGGGACGATTCGCGGAGAGGGTTTTCTTCTGTACCCTACTCGTGGGCCTTAGATGCCCAGCAAACTGCGGTGATTACTCACCGCTTCTTCCTCTAGTGTCCTTGCGGCACTTAGAAGGTCAGCTCACCCTTAAATGAGCTGGTGTAGGAGGGTCCCCCCCGGGACCCCCCCCTACTTAGAATAAATTCCGG